CGACCGACCCCGACCCGACCGACCCCGACCCGACCGACCCCGACCCGACCGACCCCGACCCGACAGGCCCCGACCCCGACCCGACAGGCCCCGACCCCGACCGACCCGACTTCAAACCGTGTTCCGCTAACCCCCGACCATGGACCCCGTCAAACAAATATAGGTTCGAGGACGAGAGGGCCTCAACAAGGAAGAAACTTACGCCCCCCGATTGAGAATAGGCGAAATTCCACGCAACTTGGTGGGCGGACACATTTACGCGGTTTGTTTTTGTAACTTTCAGTTCAATCCAGAAGGGTAGAGACTCCGCGCACACATGAACGTCTGGAATCCCGCCGCCATAGCGGTTTTCAATCCTCGTGGTGTTCCAACTCTTTGGCATCCGCCCCCGTAGTCGGTTCCACATTAGTGTCTCCGGTTTCTGCGTCATCCATCACCTCATATTGAGCGTCTATAAAAGCCGTTGGGTGTGAGCTCCGAAGCTCTGAAAGTCGGTTCTCAATCTCTTCCCGGTTCATACTTTCAATTGCATGGAAATGGCTTGTCTCTCGACGATCTGTTGTAAGGCCTCCCAGTGCCGACCGGGTCTTCTCCGCGTTTATTGCCGCAGAAAATTGGCCAGCATCTTCGGCCCCCATCGATAGGTCGCGTAAACGTTTCAGCTGCCCCATAAGCGTGACGCCATACTTCCGCTCTCGCTCCTCGCGCATTTCAACTACGTACTCAGCGACGTGCGGGAAGTACTTTGGATTGAGCAGTTTGTGTGCCTGCACTTTGGCGATACCATTCTTGTCCGAGTACCCGGCCAACCTGGCGCACTCCGCGTTTGAGTGTGTTGCGTCTACGAAGTGCCTAGCAAATTCCTTCTGTCGGTTGGTCAGTTTACGACCGTGAGCCTCTTCAATTTCTTCGGCTTTTGTTTCAATTCTACGTTTCATCTAGCTATTCCTATATACGAGCATTCTCAAAACTAACCCTGTTTCCAACAATCGTCAAACCTCCGTTCGGCTAGAAAAGTGTAACGGGAAGCCTTGAAGTGTAACGGGGTGTAACGAGAGTGTAACGAGTAGTACTGATATATTTCAACGTGTTACCACCTGTTTTCAGCTCCCGTTACACTTTTACACTTTTTTGCACCCATAATTCTATTTTCAAAACTGTTTTTTGAATTTGCCTGTATATACGTAACGGCGAACATTTGACCGTGGTCCATGAAACATGCTACTTTAACTCAGTACCGAGTCACAAACCTAGAAAGGAAGAAAGACAATGTTCATTGGATCAACCTACCAGCGCCGCGATATATATAACGCTGATGATTTGGGTCAGAACTCAGATGAGATGACCCACATTATGGACCACACGAATCTTGGCTATGCTCACATACGCATTAAGGAGCGGGTTCTGTCTCGCACTGAAACTCGCCAGATGGATGATCGCGCTGTCACCTCGTATTACTACACCCTGATATGCCTTGTAGACGGTTGGGATTCCTCTGCGGAAATCAGCGAGGACGAACTTCAGAGCGAAATCATCGCCGGATACTACAATCTAATTGACGAGGTGGTGATATGAGAAACCACGTCATTTCCCTTTACGACTACACGGGCGAGGCTTTGCGTCCGTGGGCCGAGGCTGGTTATCCGTGCTTCGCTTACGACATCCAGCACGAGGGTGTTCGGACGGACGGATCGACCACTTACATTCACGCTGATCTGCATGACATCCAGACATTGTTAGAGATCATTGCCCGACACGGCACCAATGCGTGTTTCATGTCGGCTTTCCCACCATGCACTGACCTTGCTTCTTCTGGCGCACGTTGGTGGAAGGGCAAGGCTGAGGCTGATCCTGATTTTCAGATTGAGGCTGCGGGTCATGCTCGTCAGTGTGCTTTGGTTGGTGATGCTTTGGGTTGCCCATATTACGTGGAAAATCCGATTGGTGCGTTGTCACGGTTATGGCGCAAGCCGGATCACAAGTTCGACCCGTGTGATTTTGGAGGTTACTTGCCGGAGGACGACGTGCATCCGCGTTGGCCTGATGTGATTCCCCCGCGTGACGGTTACCGGAAGAAGACTTGTCTTTGGACCGGCGGCGGTTTTCGTATGCCCACGAAGCGTCGTGTCGATCATTTGACACTTGTCTATGACCGCGCTGATCCGACGAAGAACGGAAACTTCTCACCTGTGGCTGGCAAGACGGGTGGCAAGTCGCTTCGGACCAAGAACATTCGCAGTGCGACCCCGCGCGGGTTTGCGAGGTCGGTGTGTTTGGAGCATGTATCTAACTTTTTGGGAGAAACCAATGTACGAGCTTAACCAGCGCGTGATTGCAATAATCGACGGTAACGAAAAGGTCGCCACAATTGTTGGTCGCACATTTCAAGACAACCCGCGCTATGATGTGATGTTGAGCGACGGAAGCCATGATATTGCAACAAATCTTAGTTCAAAGATGATTAAGGATTTAGACATATGATTTGTAACGAGTGCCACGGTGATGGCTACATTCCTATTGACGTGTCTGACAGCGGAACGGGGTCGGTGTACGACGACTGCCCGAGTTGCAACAGCCAAGGTGAGATCGATGAAAAATCTATGGAAACGCGTGAAGCAAAAGAAGAACTGGGAAAGTAGGATGGGACCCCAATATTTTTGGATGATTGTGTTGGGAAGCGTTATTTCGGCCGTGGGCATGGCCATGGGTATCTGGTGACTTTAACAACGGTTGATCTGTTTGCCGGAATAGGTGGATTTGCTCGGGGCCTCGAGGCGACCGGGCATTTCCGCACAACCTGTTTCGTGGAGCAGGATTCATTTTGCCAAGCGGTGTTGAATCATCACTGGCCCGACGTACCCATATTGGATGACATAAGAAATGCCCGACGATCCGATTTCCCCGACGCCCGACCCGACCTTGTTTGCGGAGGGTTCCCTTGCCAGCCATTTTCCCAAGCCGGAAGACAGCTTGCCCAAGACGACCCCCGCCATCTCTGGCCAGAAATGCTTAGAGTTATCCGGGAACTCCGGCCCACTTGGGTTGTTGGAGAAAACGTTGTTGGGCTCATCAAACTGGGCTTGGACGAAGTACTCACTGACTTGGAAGGCGAAGGCTACGCCACAAGGACGTTTAATATTCCAGCTTGCGCGACAGGCGCCCCGCACCTCAGACAGCGCGTCTGGGTTGTTGCACACTCCGACAGCCAAAGCGAACCAGATGGCACCTTCGATGGCAACGCGGGACAGCGGCAGTTGGGGTTTGGGTTTGGGGGGAGCGAAGCCGCACCACATGATACCGACCCCGACGACCATGGATCACATCGAGCGACAGAACACGAACCTGACGCCCAGCACGGGCAAGCTCAACTACGAGACGAACAAGTCCGTGAGCTTGGATCGGTGGGTCAGGATGTGGCCGACCCCGGTCACATCGACCGGCGGCGGGGAACGGAGCGGCGACAGAGCGGGAACGGGAAGTCTGAATTACATGGCGAGGAGTGGCCAGCTAACCGACCAGAAGAGTGGTGGGAGTTTGAACCCGCAGTGGGTCGCCTGGTTGATGGGCTACCCAACCGAGTATCTCAACTCCGTGCGTTGGGAAACAGCATCGTCCCGCAGATCGCGCAAGAAATCGGACAAGCAATAGCCGGTACTTACATTAATCAAACGAAAGGAGAATAATTGTGGAAGTAGGAGATTTAGTTTACAGCGACAACGGTCGCCACTGGCGTCTTATCCAACATATGGGTCAGGGGTTTTGGATGGCGCATACTATGACAGATGAGGCTACGCACATTCGAGGAATCAGTCCGCCGCTTCATATTATTAGCGAGAAATATTTAAAGGAATCCCCGCTTAATCAGGTCGAGGTATGAAGAGAAAATTTAACTGCCCTCGTTGCTTGAAGGAAAGCGTGGGCCGCGAGTATCATCAAGAATGTTTTGAGCAGCTTTATCGAGAGCAGCAAATCGTGTCGGCTCATATGAAAAAGCAGCGGGAGGACAAGAAAAGAAAAAAGCAGTCCAGTATAATGTCAATTGCTTTGCAAGACGGTAGAGCAAATGCTCGATCACGAGGGATAAAACCTGAGAATTACAACGAGCTAGAAGATGCCGAGGAATCTTGGACAAGGCTTCTTGGTGGTCGCACCTTTAATTAGAAACATAGAAAGGAACACAACTCATGCTCTTTAAGATTATTAATTGGCTAGGACGTTCACCCGAAGTTTTGCCTCCAGTGAAATATCTAGGATCGATCCAGCGCGGCAAAGGGTCAAATTTAAAGCCTATTCCGAAATGGACCCATGCCGGTAAGAAAGGCAAAACAGTCTATTGCCCGAAGTGCTTTCAAGGCACCCACGTTAAACACTTTGGTTGGTCTTCTCGGGTCTGCCCAAAATGCAGAAAAGCTAGCAAAAAGTACGATTGGCTTCTTGAGGAAAAGGCGGGGGGTAAGTAAGTGGCTAAAAAGACAACAATGAACCATGAAGGGCGGACGAGAGCCCGACGCCGCAACAACGCTTATCCCTTGAACCTTCGCAAGAAGTTGGGTCCAAGATCCTGTCACCAGGGTTCGTGTAAGAAGCGCCGTGGTCAGGGGTGATCGATTGGTTGCTTGATGGCATCTAAATCGTAGCCCATGGCCCTGAGAAGTATCTCAACCTTATAAATAGAGGGTTGTCCGATCTTCTCCATTTCATAGTTCTCAATAGTGCTGGGCGCAATGCCTGACGCCTTAGAAAGTTGAGTCCGGGTAAGACCGGACTCCTTTCTGATGTCGTACAATATAACCGACCATTGTGGAGACAATCGTTCCAATTTAGTTGGGCTTTGCCGTGCTTTGGTCCCAATCACTCAGAATGTCTTCAAAGCTGGAATCCAAATCATCCGTTTCTGCCAGCACTTCTAATGTTGAGGTTAGAAGACGAGACATTAGATGCACAGCTGACAAGAAACCTTCTTCTTTCTCTGCTGCTTCAAGTGCTATACGGAACAG